ATAAATCCAGGAGATTTAGGAGAAGTAATGGGGCTTTCAGGGCACTATGGAATGAAAGAGTACTCTAAAGCATTAGATACTTGGACTGGTTCAAAAGCTATAATCCGAGAAAGTTCAACTTTCATTAAAGGAGCAAATGGTGGAAAACAAATCCATAACAACTCTTTAAGAACTGGTTATCAGTTTGTAACTTATGATTTACCTAATGGTGGTTCATTTAAGTTAGTACATAACCCATTAAATGATGATAAATCTGTACACAGAGATATTGACCCTCTTACTGGAGTACCTTTACAATCACAAAGAATTACAATTCTTGATGTTACTGGAGGTAATGGAGATAGTCTTTCAAAAGACAACATCTGTTTAGTAAGAAAGAATAAAGTTTATGGAAGTACACGTATTTTAGGTAGAGTTGGACCAGGTGGTGTTAGTACTGGAGACAGAGCAACACATTCAGGAGATTACTACGAAGTACACATTTCAGATAGTATTGGAGTTCAAATTACTGACTCTACTGTTACTGGAGAATTAGTGAAAACTGTAAACGAATAATAAAAATTTTAATAGATAAAAGCATGGTAGATAAAGATTTAAAAATAGAAATTAGACCAATACCAGGTAGAAATGGTATCAAAAGTTTTTCAGAAAACTTAGAATACTTTTCTCAAGCTCACATCTTAGCTCCTTTTGTAAATCCTGTTACACGTAAATATGTAACAGGACTTACTGAGGAAGATGTAAAGTTTCTAAAAGATGGAGGATTTCCATATGAATTAGAAGCAACTTACAGACAAGGTGTAGCACATGAATTCTGGGAAAGTCCAATAGTAAAGGTAGAATTAAGTAATAGCCCAATCTTTTTGTATCCAGGAAAAAATCAGATTGACTTTGTAAAATATAAATATTTACTTGTAAATAACTATATTTACAAATCAGAAGATGAAATGAATACTGGAAGCAAACCAGAAGCAACACACTACATTTATAATGAAGGAGCTGCTAATAAAATTAAGGCAACTGTATTAGAAAAAAGAAACTCTATAATCAAAAAAGTCTCTGAACTTTCTTTAACAAGAAAAAGACAAATTGTTCTTATTCTTTTAAATGAAAACACAGACAATAAAGATGAAGATTATTTAACAGTAAGATTTGAAGATATTATTGGAAATAAAGAGTTATCTTTGGAGCTAGAACAGTTACTGGATAAAGACTCAAATGACATTGCATTAAGTGCTGATATTAAGTCTGCTATTCAAAAAAATGTACTTAAACGTACAAAACAAGGAATTTTTTATTTTGAAACCAATTTAGGTTTCACAGAAGATGATGTAAGAGAGACTTTAAAATCTTCTGAAAACCAAGAAATATTATTAAATATTAAATCTAAAATATAATAATTATGAAACATACAATAGCACAAAACAAGCAGCTTTTCAATGTTACATCTATTGCAGACTCAGTAGATTTAGATAACTTAGCTGATGGGCAATTTGGAATTTACCCAGTAGGAGTAAATGTTAGTTTACCAGCAGCAGCTACTTATGCAACTTTACCTGCTGAATTTAGAATTATCTCTAAATTAAATGGAGAAGTGTACACAAGTTTTGACACAATTAAGAAATCTGAAATCCGAAATTTTGCAGCTAAAGCTTACCAAGCTGAAGAAGTAAATATTTGGGAAGCTATAATCGAAAGCTGTGATTGTATTAAAACAGCATTAGTTAAGATTGGAATTGAAGAAGAGTCTTTAATTCGCCAAAATGGATTAACATGGGCTGATGGTGACAACATTGTAGAAGGAGCTCCAAAAGAGTTGGCTTGTGCATGTGATTGTACTGGAAAACCAGTATATGACAATCATTTGATGACTAAAGCTTTATGGGCAAAAATTAACTCTATCAATTCTCCTTTTTACTTAGCAAAAGTAAAAACAGAAGCTGGTGTATTTTTAGCTGATGAAGCAGCAATTGATGCTTTTATAGCAACAAATGAAGCAGTTAACACTGATGCTGATGAAACAAATGACAGTGAAAAATTAGTATTAGTTATTGAAGGCAAACCTTCTGTTACACGTAATTACAAAGACCTTGATGTAAATCATATATTCCCTAGAGGAGTTAAGCTTTTCCCTTCAATTTCTTTAAATGGTGGAGCAAGCTGTATTGAATTTACAGAAACTCAAGAGTTAGTATATCAGTTAGGAGCTGGTGCTGACTTAAGAGCAGAAGAATTTGAGTGTTTATCATTATATACTCGTCTTAATCATTATCCTCAATTACATGATGGTATTGCAACTGAAGACTTAATTTATCAATTTGAAAATGGTAAAGAGTATAGCACTGTAGATTTTGAATTCTACACTGATAAAGTAAATAAAAATGATGGAGATAAGCGTTCTTTTGGTGTAATGCTAGGAACAGAAACTCCAGCAGTATTTGCAGCTTTATCTGCATTATTCAATGCCTAATAACTAAAAACAAAAGCTTGTGACTATAAAGGACATGCATTATGACTTCAAAACGAAGTTAAATAAAATAGACAGTCAACAATACAGGAATCTTAGGATTCCTGAGATTGACTGGAAACTTAATGAAGCACAAGAACTTTTTGTAAAAATGGTAGCTAAACCTAGATTAAAAAATAATCTTGGGTTTGAAACTTCTCAAAGAAGTATAGATGATATTAGAACAATAGTTGTAAAAGACTATTGTTCTCCTATCATTAATGATGTAGCAACTTTACCAGATAATTATTGGCACTTTATAAGTGGAGAAACTTTAATGGATAAAGAAACTTGTAAAGGTTTTAAAAGTACTGTTAAAATCAGACAACATGATGATGAGTTTGAAAACAGTCCTTTTGATTGTTCTTCATTTGAATGGAGAGAAGTTAATGCTGTTTTTTATGAAGGGGGATTAAAGTTCTTCAATGATGGAACTTTCACAAATTCTGACTTTTGTATGAATTATATTAAAAAATTACAATACATACATAATGCAGGAAACTTTGGGAGTGGAAGTTATAGACTACCTTCAGGGGTTTTACTTAGTGGTAGTGTAGATTGTGAATTGCCTGAGCAAACACATAGAGAAATAGTAGATATAGCTGTTGTTTTAGCTTCTAGTGATTTACAGAGTCCAGATTACCAAAACAAACTACAAAAATTAAATATCAATAACCTAATATAATATGGCACAATTTAATTTTACAAAAAAACAAGATAAGTACTTAGTTACTAATGAAGAAATTGTCCCTATTAACTATGAAGTTAAAAAACTGTATGATTGCACAAATTTTTTAACAATAGCAGATGGAGTTATTGAACCTGGAGAAACTAAAGAATTTGATTTTACAGAAGATGGGCAATATCAAATTGTTATAAATGAAACTGACACAATTCATATTAAACACTATTTAAAACTTCAATTATCAATTATTGAAGGTGTTTTAAATACTATTTGTGATTGTAAATGTGGATGTGAATGTAATGACAATGAAGATGAACTTTGCAATCTATTAATGTTAAGAGCTAAAATAGATGTTTATAAAAGATTAACAAATCCTCAAGGGGTAGCATTTTATGACGCTGTGTATAAGCACACAAAATGTTTGATTGAAAAACCTATTTACTGTGCAGTAGATAAGGAGATTATTCTCGGAGAATCTGAGTGTAATCAAGAAATTGTAAAGCAACTTATAGCTTTAGATTATTTAGCTATGTACTTTTTTGAAATGGCACAAGTGTGTTTAACTGAAGACAAAGAGTATGTTAGAAACAAATTCAAAACAAAAACAATTTTCTGTTGTATTCAATCATTAGGTATTGATGTTGGAGACATAGAAGAACTAATAAAAAACAATAATATGGGACTATTTACAATTAATAATGGAGCTTATGTTAATCAACCACCTTCACAAGTTGGTGATTACAGTATGTCTGTTGCAAACAGAGCAACTACTGTATTAACATTAGCAATGTTTACAACAAATACAACTCCTGCTTATTCAGACCCAGAAGGAGATGCAGCTTCAGCAGTGAGAATAGACACTCTTCCTGGAGATGGAGTATTAAAATTAAGTGGAGTTAATGTTACTGTAGGTCAAATTATTTTGGCTGCTGACATTAATGCTGGAAACTTAACTTATGTTTCACCAAATCAAGATGCTTTAGACACTGATACTTTTGACTTTTCAGTAAGTGATACTGGTTCAGGTTTATTTGTAAGTTAAAAATTTATGTAGTTATGAATGATATACAACTTAAAGAGTTTGAAAATTTAAAAAAAAGAAGTTAAAGAATTAAAAATTCTAGTAGAGAAATTAACAAATGAAGTATTCCTATAGAAGATACAATAATTCCAGAAAGTTCTGGAGGTAGATAAAAAATAATTATGTCAGTATTTACAATAAATAGTGAAGCATTATCTTTTTTAAAAGTCACAGGAGGATATGATGCAAATAAATTTGATGGAGCTTGTAATATAGCATCTAAAAATGATTTTTTAGGGTATATTCCTGAAGGTACAACTTTAAGTGACACACCTAAAATTTATGAAGACCCCAGTGGTACTATAAAAGCTCCTTCTGGTTGGTATTCAAATGAGATTATTTCAAGATATTGGGACAATGATTCAGGAACTTTTACAAGTGATATGACTTGTCCTTTATAAATTTTTTGTACTTTTGTAAAAAATATAATTATGCCAACACAACAAGAACAAATAGATTGGCTTGTAAAACAAGTTAATAAAATAAATGATGCAGGATGTGGCTGTGAAGATTGTAGTGAACCTACAGAACCAATTACACCTGTAAGTTCTATAATTCCTCAAATGAAAGTAAGTTATGGAAAAGCTTTTAAAGATGACCTATCTAATTCTGCTTTGGGAGAACCTACTACAAGAACTGTTGATTTAATTGACGAATTAGGGGCTCCTATATAAGGAAAAGTAAATCTATTAATTATAGATATTTTAAATTGGGAAGAAATAAAAGATTCTTCTCCAACCTTACTTTTAGATAGATATAGACGTAAAGAAAAAATTAAAGATAAAAAATATAGAAAAGCAGGATTTAGGCATGAAAATAAGCAGACTGCTATAAATAATAGTAGATTAAATGAAGTGCCTTTAACAGGTCCTAGAACTATAGTAGATTTTATCCCAGAAAAATATTTTAAACTTCCTGGGGAATTAAAAGTAAGAGGAAAAGGAGTTTCAGAAGATAGAAGCTTATCATGGTTTTTAAATAAAGACCAAAAAGGTAATGGAGCAGCTTTTGTTCCTATTGCTTTAAGAATAAGAACAACAGAAGAAGAAATAGTAAAAGAAACTAATCAATTATTACAATTAAAATTAGTAGCAAGAATTAATCATATAGAAAATACAGTTCAATATGATTATGCTCATAGTCATATATAAAATAACTGGGAATTTGGATGTAGCTTAAACGACCATTATGCACTTTAAAAATTTTTTATTTTTCTTTTTTAAGAAAGATTTAAAATTTGCATTTGGATGTAGGATTAGCGAGACTTTGTGCCCCCCTCAAAAGGGGCTTTAGGATGCAGCATAAACGACCATTATCCCCATTTTTAATACCTTAAAATCAATGAATTATATAAAGAAAATAAAATGTCTTATAGAACAAGTTAATAATTTAATAACTTTTAAACCTAAGTTAGAATATAATTTAACTAATAATGTTCTTACCTCAACATACATAAATGGTCAACAAGCTTCTGCTGTGATACCTTTAAGTGAAGAAGATGAACATATTCCTTTATTAACAGGTAACACTAATGACTTAGATGTAAGTGGAGGGACAGCAGTAGCAGAATTTGATGCAAGAAGATTAGTTGCTTACACAGGACATTTACAGTTTGAAGTTCATCCTAATGGAGGACAACCAGAACCAGTTTCTATGTTACGTCTCTCAGATGCATTTTTATCAACTATAAACACTACAAACTATGTAGAAGGAACTTGGGCTGAGTTTGATGCTTTAATACAAGCAGATGAATTAATACCAGGACAAACCTATATACTTACAGATTATCAGACAGAATACTTTATACAAGGTTCAAATTCAAGTGGTGTAGTAAAAGAAAAAGAGATTACTTCTGCTGTATCAGGATATGCTGTTTTAGATAATAATTATGAATATAACTTAAATGTTGGAGATTCTATAGAAATTACAGAACTCCCTGTAGGATATGTTGGACCAGTACAAGTAGGGGATATAACCACTGTTACTGTGGTAAGTTCTGATTATTATTTCAGATTTGCCAATGGAATGCAAAATACTATAGGTATTAAATTTAAGTTCTTTTATGATAGATATAATACTATCCCACAAAATATAATTGTCAATGATGGAAGTGGTAAACCTATTATGAAACCTCAAGGAGTAATAAATACAGAGGTTCATGATGGAACTGCTTACATGGACCAAACTGCTGTTGAAAATTTAGCTGTTCCTACAGAAAGATTAGTTTTAATAGCTGTAGATACAAATTCTTTTATGAAAGAAGGAGAATCTGATACTTTTCAAGGAGACTATATAGAATATGATTTTTATGATACAGATATTATTAATGATAATAATGAAGTTATAGGTCAAAGAAAAGGACTTATAACAAGAAGAGCCACTTTTGATAGAAAAATTGATGCTCCAATTGATTGGAGAGTAGTTAGATTTAGAAGATGGCTTTTGAATTTAGATAGTAGAACTAAATTTTGTAACAGAGATTTAGACCCTACAACAACTAGAGTTGGTTCAGCAGGTAATTTTTTATTTGAATCTAATAATAGAAATCCTTCTCAAACAGCTCTTTTTTACATAGCTAGATTACCAGAAGGAGAATTTCAAAATATTAATGCAAACGCAATGAGAAAAACTTTTCAATTTGCAGTAGAAGGTAATGATAGAGCAAAAGATTATAATTGTTTTCCACTAGACAGTTCTTATGAACCTATAAATGTAGATAAGATTAATGTTACTGAAGGTTGGTATAACACAGTTATTGAAGGATTAACAGGGGAATTAAATTTTTCTATAATTTTAGAATTAGAAAAAGGAACCATAGCAGACACTACTTTTGTAACTAACCCAGCAATTAGAAAAGGACATAATACTGATATATATTACACTACTTTTTTAGATAGTTGTGAAATATCAAAACCTTCTGGGTTACTTATACAAAATGTACAATTTCTTTCTCATACAATAATTAGTTATTGTTCTGCATCAGAAATAAAAGATTCTATTTTTGGAACTTTAAATACAAACTTAAATGCAATGAATGTAACTTATGCATGGAACAATATAAAAAGTTTAATAAATAGTACTATAGTTCAATCAGTTATTGGACATAGAACTGCATATACTAAAATAACAAATACTTCTATTAATTTATCAAGTCTTTTTTTAGGAGCTTCTTGGTGTGGAAATAGCGAAGATTGTAATTTATCCAGAGAAGTTATTAAATTTGATAATAATGAACTTAGTAGATTTGGACTAAGATTATTAGCACAAGTAGATAGAGTCCTTTTTAAAGATATTTTTACTGCTGATTCAAATACAACTACAGGAAATCCAAATAATCTTTATTTGTATGATTATTCTGCGAAATTAGATAGAGTTATACTCAATATGAATAGATATAATTTTAAACTATATAGACATGATGTAGATGCATCTGATGTTCAAAGTATAGTGAATGTAATGACTCCACTATAAATTTTTAAATACCTTAATTAAATTAAATATAAGATTTATGAAGAACTTTTTAAAAATAGCAGGCAATCTGTTATTAAACATAGTTTTAGTTTTTATAGCTGTTAAACTTTTAAAATATTTGTTATTGCCAGCTATAATAGTTACTTTAGCCATCTCTTTTTTTAAGAGAAAAGTTGGTAATGGCTTTGAAAATGTAAGTGCTTATTTAAGAACAGTTGCAGTGTCTGTTGACCAACTAGGAAATGTAGTTTGTAAAGATTTATTAGACTTAACTCTTATTAAAAAACAAGGGTATAGGTTTGGAAATCCTGATGAAACTATAAGTGGAGTATTAGGAAAAAATCAAAACCTAAAGACTTTAACTATTACAGGAAGAGTATTAAATTATGTATTAAGTCTAATAGAAAAAGACCACTCTATCAAGTCTATTGAAGAGGATGAAAATCATTAACAAAATATGAAAGTAGTAAACAATTTCTTAGATATGATGGGATTTGAAAATACTCAAGACTTTTTAGGTATTAGTTTAAATCCTAAAATACTAGGGCTAGTGTCTATTAGCTTTGGTACAATAGCAGGCTTAGTTGAAGCTTGGACTGGAATTTCTATGTACTTATGGATGTTTTTAACCTTAGCTTCTATTTTTGATATTCTATTTGGAGTATATGCTAATGTAATGGTATTAAGAAATGACTTTGTATCTAAGATATTTTTTAGAGGAGTTTTTAAATCTTTTGTAGTACTCTTTATAATCATCATAACTAACAGTCTAAATTTGGGAGTTAAACACTCAAATATAAATCCAGACTTTTTAAAAGTAACTTTTGAATATATGGCAGCTACAATTCATTACTCTTTTGTAATGTTAATTTCTTTATATCTTCTTACAAGTATTTCTGAAAATGGAGCAAAAGTTGGGATACCAGTTTTTGAATCAGTAACAAGAATGCTTAAAATTAAAATCAACAGAGTTGAGAAAATGGGAGAACAATATATAGGCAACATTGATGAAAACTCTACAAAGGAGTTTCCAGAGAACATAGAAGAGGAACTTTAAATTAAATATACATGATTAAAAAACAAATTATTAACCATATATTATCTAATGGAGGTAAACTTACTGAAGAAGAAACATGGTTATCATTGGCTGAATCTTATGGAATAGAAGCTCCAAATAAAGAAAGAGCAGAAAAAGACAAAGGTTATAGAGTAAAAGCAACTGCAAGAATAGCCCAAAGATATTGGGAAAGTTATGTTAAGCAAACAGAAAAGTTAAAAGTTAATAAGCAAATTTTTGTTGATGGAAAATTAAAATTTGAAACTTTTAAAAAAGGTCCTGATAAACCTCAATTACCAGAAAATCCAGAAGACTTTGAAATAGAAAAATATACCACTAATCCTTATGGTGGGGCTTGGATGAAGCTTAGAAAAAAAGAAAAATTTCATTCAGAAGAACATTTAGAAAACTTAAAAGAAATTCTTTTAAAAGACCTTAAACCACATAAATATACTCCTCCTATTAAGACCAATGAGAAAGCTCATTTTGTTTATGGTTCAGACAAACATATAGGAGCTCTTACAAAATTAGATTCTATTTATAAAAATAAATATGATAAAGATGTAATGAGACAAAGAATTGTTATAGCAACAATAAAAAATATTGAAGAGAGTGTAGCATTACATGGAAAATTTGAATCTTTGTATATAATGGATTTTGGGGATGCATTAGATGGTTTTAATGCTAAAACTACAGGAGGATTAAGAGGAACTTCTTCTCATACTTTACCTCAACAACTTAATAACAGAGAGCAACATGATTTTTATGTAGAACTTCATAAAGAATTATTTGATACTATAGTTGTTAATGAATATGCTAAAAATATTTATTTTATAGCAACAAGTAATTCAAATCATGGAGGAGATTTTGAATATGGTGCCATGAGACATCTGCAAACTTATTTAGAAGTAAAATACCCTTTCATAAAAACTTATGTATCTTATCAACCTTATAATCATTTTATTTATGGTAAACATGCTATAATTTTTGGGCATGGGAAGGATGATGAAGATATGAAAAATGGTTTACCTTTAGTTATTAATGATAAAGTCTCAAATGTCTTATCTGATTACATTAGAGTAAACAAATTAGAAGAATATAACATTAGTGTAGTAAGTGGAGATTTACATCAATCTGCTGAGACTTATGCAAAGAATTTTAGATATAAAAAAGTTCTTGCTCAGTATGGTTCAAGTAAATGGATGCACACTAATTTTGGTTCAGGTCAACCTGGGCTATCTTCAGAAGTTTATGTAAAAAATAGTAAAAAAATATACAAAGAAGAAGATTTCTTTGAAATTCAAGACGAATCTAATACAGG